CTGGTTTTAGTGGTAACGGAACTATGACTGTATTAGGAGACTTAACTAATGCAAAGTTTTTTATAGGGGAAAAATATGATATGACTTACGAGTTCAGTACTCCATACTTAAAAGAACAGCCAACTGGTGGTGGTGTTGCGGTAGTTGCTGGCCCACGATTACAAATTAGAACTTGGACTTTTGTTTTTGATGACACTTCTGCATTTAAAATTAAAGTCACACCAAGAGGTAGAGATCCTTTCACTTACCCTTATAATGGGTTTATTGTTGGTCAAAATCCACCAGCACTTGGTCAAGCACCTTTCTTAGCGGGTACATTTAGAGTGCCAGTAATGGCACATAATAACGACACTAAAGTTGAAATCTTAAGCGATAGTCCACTACCCTGTCGTATTCAATCATCAGAATGGGAAGGATGGCTACACACCAGAGCAAGACGATTGTAGGAAAGTTTACTTGGCGAAAGTCAATACTTTCTGATGTTGTAGAACTTGCAGCAAATATGCGACAAGAAGATAAAGAGGAAGTATTAGCTTACTCTGGATCATCTCCTCAAGAAGCTTTGTTTTATTGTTTTTTTAACAGTAAACCTTGTATGACTATGGTTGGAAGAAAAGGTAATTTAATGGGAATGTATGGTGTAGTACCTTGTTCTCCAAAAGTTGGAAGGATTTGGATGTTAGGTCATAAAACTATGATTAATGATTATAAGGATGTAAGAGATTTTTTAAAGTATTCGCCAATAGAATTACAAAAGTTTCATTGCAATTATCCACTTTTATATAACTATGTTGATGAAAGAAATACAACTCATATAAAATGGATTAAGTGGATGGGTTTCTCAATCATTAAAAAACACGCTACATTTGGAGCAGCGGGTATTCCTTTTTACGAATTTGTAAAGAACTAACTATGTGCGGTGCAATTCCTATAGCTGTTATCTCAGGGGTCTTAGGTGTAGCTGGTAGCTATATGCAATACCAGCAAGCTAAGACAAATGTTGCATATCAAAACGCACAGCAAAATTTAACTTATCAAAGTAATGTTTTACAGGCACAGTCAAACCGAATGACTGAAGATGTAAAGAAACAGATGAATGAAGATGCAATAGCACATAGTAATTATTTAGCAGACTTGCAATATGAAAGAGATAGTACAACTATTACTATGAACCAGATGCAACAGATGGAGGAATCAGCACAAGAAAGGACTGCAAGAGGTCGAACATATTTAGAAAAGAAAGGAGAAGTTGCAGCATTAAGAGGATTAGGAACAAACGCATGGACTTTGATTGCGGATATAAAACGAACCCAAGCAGCAGCAGACTTTATAACGAATCGAAATTCAGCGTTTGCTCTACAAGGAACGCAATCGCAACGTCTTGATGCACAATCTAATCGGGCTAGTAGGCGAGGCCAAACCGCAACGTATCTTAAGAAAACAGTACTTGATCCTGTTAAGCCTTTGGAAATACCGAACCCGAGCTTTGGGCCATACGCTCTTGGCATGGCTAGTTCTGTCGTGGGTGGCTTTAATACTTATGGCACTTTATCTGGTGGTGGTATGCCTAATTGGAGTTTAAGTTAAATGGTATCTACAAAAGGGTTAAGTCTTGGCAAGAACGAAGAATCTAAAAAAAGAGGTAGTGCTAAACAAGTATCTCTTGATGGATTAACTGTTAGTCCTTCTACTGGTAATACCAAAATAGAAGAACCGAAAATATTAAACGCAAGATGGTATGGAGAATCTGCTGTTACTCCCGCAGCGTTAACTCAGATCCCGCAATTAGAGTTGCCAAGCGTGGCTGGTGTTATAGAAAATGCTACTCCTCAAGATGCTGGTGCATATGCCGATGCCTTTACTGAATTTTCTGGAAGAGTAAATAATTTTGGTACTGCTGTACAAAAACTAAACGAAAAAAACCAGAAAGAAAATGAAGCCATAGCATTTAATATTATTAACAGGTTTGGAGAAGGCGATAGCCCTGTTAAAAAATTAGAAACTTATATAAGCAAAATAGAAAAAGATACAGAACGATTAAAAAATAAAGCAATAATTAACGATAATGATAAAGAACAAATATTAAATAATGAAAAATTAATTAGACAAATAAATAAAAGAAGAAATCTTGGAGAAGTTTTATTATCTCAAGACAGAGAACGAGTAGTTTTAAATAGAGCAATGTCGTGGCCTAGCCATTCAAAAACCATTCTTGTTCCAGATATAAATGCAGATGGAGGTATAACTGATAAAGACGCAAAATTAAAAGAAATAAGAGTTAGTGACTTAGATCCTAAAGATGCTAGGTACATAAAAGCTTTTGATGATTATGTCTATGGAGGCATGCAGCTTAGTGCATTTGAATTAAAAAACGTAGAACCTAAAGTTTCAAACGCATTGTATAACTCAATGCAAACCCAAGATAAAGTTTTTACACAAAAACAAAAAGATAAGATAATTACTTCGTCAATGAACAATGTGACATTGACATTGCAGCAATTAAAAGCTGTAGGAAATACATTTGATCCAGCAAATTTTATAACAACATTAAATTCTGATATTGATTTTTTAAAAAATACTCATTTGTTTACAAGACAAGAACAAGTTGATTTTATATCAAACGTAATTGCACAAACACAATATTATTTAGGAGAAGCTGGTTTTCATAACCCTAGAGAAATTATAGAAACTATGTTTTTAGGTAAAAATATTGGTACTACTGACCAAGTATTTCCTTTAATGATTGGGCCTCTGGAGGAAAGAGTTAATAAGAATGGCACGTTAAATAATAAATTAAGATTAATAGATGGTATTGGTGGGGAAGCACAGTTAAATTTTCTTATTGGATCGACAGAACAAAAAAATTTACAAGCAAATGACAGAAAAGAAAAGTCACAAATATCTAGTTACGAAGGATCTTTTGAAAATGTTTTAAAAAAACCAATAGAAGGTGGCAAAGGTACTTTGTTTACAAATATAATTACTGGTGCAACTGACGATATAAAAGGTAATGTTCATGTACAAACAGCTATTACAGCATTACAAAAAGAAAGAGATACATTAATAGAATCAGCCAATGGCGACCAAGATAAAATTAACGCAATAACTAAAGCTTATAATGCAAAACTTGTTGACATAAAATATAATATCTCAACTCTTGAATATGAGTCAGAGAAAAATAGCCTTATAGATAGGAGCTATAATTTTCTTAATGGCAGCATAGTTAAAGGTAGTGCGGAAGAAGAACTTTTTAAAGAAGACCTAGAATTATTTAAAGATCACTATAAAGGTCTACCAAAACTAACAGAAGACTTAAGAATCGTTAACAACAATTTAATTAACTCTGATAGAAAAGATTTTAGAACTATATATAAAACTGGACAAGATTTAGTTAAAGACCTTTTTGCAACTTACGCAAAAAAACAAAAAATACAAAATGAAAATTATGATCGAAATACTGTTTATACTTCTGCCGAACCAACTATTAATCAAGAAATAGAAGAAATTATTCAACAAGCTAAAAGCAATTTTCCTAGTGATGTAATTGCACAGAACAATTTTGTAGTAGGAGAAATAACCAGAAGATGGAATGAAGAAGATGCTTTTATAGAAGGAAGAGTTAAACCAAACAGGTCTCCTTTTTTTGGTAGTGGAGATTTTGAAAACACACTTGATAAGTTTGAAAGAGACAATGGTTACAACAAAAATAATAAAGATGCCAATGGAGTATTAATAGATCCATCTACTTTTAGTGTTTACGTTAACTCTCCTAACCAACCTATCTTTACTAAAAAAGCTTTAGTAGGTAATGGGCTACAGTCGAAAAAACCTTCTGGACTTCTTTTGTCTTGGATGTCAGGCGAAGATATGCCAAATGGCTGGACTATGATTGAAAAGAATTTATATAAAATTATAGGAAGAAATGGAACTTATACTATTGACCAATTTTTAATAGATCAATTAGAAAAATCTGGCATACCTATGGATAAAATTCCTGTTGAATTGATAAGAGAAATGAAAAATATGAATCAAGAACAAAGAAGAAAACATTGGGAAGAAGTAATAACTAAGAAATAAATTGACTAATTAGTGTAAAATTGTATGATTAAAGTTAATATGGGATAAAACCTAGATGGACGAAGAAAATTCAGTTAATACAGATATAGTAGAGGAAGAAGAAGAGGAAGAAGAAAGTCTGTTTAATTTTAATAGTTATACTCCTAACTACGAAAAAGACACAAGAAAAGAAAGAAAAGAACTTTTTAATCAAAAAGAAGATGATGATTTTAATGAAGAGATTACAAACGTAGAATCAGACGAAACAATTATTACTAGAGAGTCAAACAAGGAACAATACTTAAAAGGTTTAGCAGAAGGAAAAATAGATACAAAAACACATAGTAATCTTTTTGGTATTGAGTATGCTCCAGAACATCTAAGAGGAAAGATGCATTGGAGAAATAGTGCTGGAGATGCATTAAGAATGATAGACAGGGCTGGAATGGGTGTCACTCAAAACTTATTTAATACAGGACAAAATCTTTTAAGAGGAGATATGCCAGCTTCTATGGCAGAAGTTGTATCAGGAGATCCAGTAGGTGCAGCAGCAATTTCGTTTAAAGCAATAAAAAAAGGTATAGAAAATAGAAGCTTTACAGATTTTTTTGAAGAACTAGGTTACGGAAAAGATGGAAAAAGCATGAGTTTACTTGATGCTGTTAACGTAACTGGTGGAGAAGTTAAAAATTTTGAACAGTTCGATCCTATCTCTCCAGAAGATCAAGCAAGAGGTATTGACTACGGACTTTTTGGATTGCCTTCTTTAACTGAATTAAGTGGTGGTTATCCAGAACAAAATACTGGTAGATGGTTTGCTGATGGCACAACTAATTTCTTAGGAAATAGCATACCTTTCTTTGCTATAGCAGCGGGTATCATGGCAGAGCCTACTCCAGCGGGAGAAGTAGTCGCAGTTAAAACAGGGCTTGCAAAATTAAAAGCTACCAGCCCAGCATTTAGAAATTTTTATAATCTTATCTCAAGAGATCTTCTTGGAAAAACTAGATATGGACGAGGATTTAAAACTGTTTCTAAGTTTTTAGTTAAAGAAGGAATAAAAGGTGCTGGTGCTGGTGCGATTGCAGAATCATTTGTAGGAGATCCATACGCTGACTATGGCTTGGATGCCTTTACTCCTGACTTTTTAGACTATGAAAATCGTGTAGATGATGGATTTTTTAAGGCAAAATTAAAGTCAATGATTATATCTGAATTTATGCTTGGCCCATTATTTGGGATAGGTATGGGCGGTGTTGGTGTTGGATCTAAACCTTTTAGAGAACCAATATCTAGAGTTTTTAGCGGAATAGCAAAAGGAGATGGAAAGGTCTTACAAGACGAAACAGCAAAATTTATTAAAAATGTAAAGAGAAAATCAAATAGATTTACAGGTAAAAACAGACATAAATTATCATATACTTTTAATAAACAAAATCTAGAAACTTTTGTAGATGATGCTGAAAAACTGTTAATTGATCCTATTGCAGAATATTTAGCTGACACACAGATTGCTAAAAAATTAGCTGAAACTTTAGGATTTACTTATAGAGATATAGACGAAATGAAATTAGAAATAGATGATATACAGGCTGAAAGTGCAAAACGTAAATCTCTTGCTGTTACTAAAGACACTCAGTTACAACTTGAAAAAAATAAAATAAAAGATGCGGAAAGAAAGTCAAATGTAGAAGGTAGAGAAAAGACAGAAGTATATACTGAGCTTGCTAGTGAAAAAGCTAGAGTACAAGAGCTACAGGAAAAGTTAAAAGCAGCAGAAGAAAAAGCAGAAAAACAAAAAAATGCATTTGTAAAATCAATTAATAATTCTGCCAAAGCAGAAACAAAATTAACTGAAGCAATAACTTTAAACAATCAAGTACGTCCAGATCAAAGCAAAACTGCATACGACAAGATTGGTGTAACAAGTGCTAACAGACCTAAAACTCCTTTGGAAGTATTTCAAATAAATCCAAACGATCTAGTAATACGTCCTGACATTTTTCAAATAAAAGAATCAGGTAAGTTTAATAAGTCTGGAGTAAGTGGATCACTAGCAGATCAAACAGAATTTGATCCTAAATTTGCTGGGGTAGTAAGCGTATGGAAAGATGATGTTGGAGAGCTTGGGCCAGTAGGTAAGCTATATGTGATTGATGGTCACAACAGAATAGATTTAGCAAAGAAATCTAACATTAATTCTGTCAATGTCCAAACAATAGAAGCACCAAACGCTAAAGCTGCACAGACACAAGCTGCAATTATTAACGTCAATTCTTTTAACTACGATCAGAAAGGAGCTATTGCTGTAACTGACGTAGCTAAAATTATAAGAAACGAATCTCCTAGAGCTTTAGCTGAGATGGGGATGAGCTTAAAGCAAAGAATAGTTATCGAAGGTATGCAATTAGCAAGATTACCTGATTATCTATTTGATAAATTATTAAAAGGAGATATAGGTTTACAAAAAGGATTAGCTTATGGCTCTCAACCTATCTCGTTTACCGCTATAACTGATGTTTTTAAAGCTATAGATAAAAGTAACCCTTCAATAGAAAAGATCAAACAAGCTGTATTGATGGCATCTGAGGCTGTCGATATGCCTCCCGAAGATGGTGTAATTCCTTTGTTTGCTGATTACTTAAAGTCAACAAATGCAAAACAACTATTAGAAATTAGAGCAGAAATCTCTTCTCAACTAAAGAAAACTCTTATTAGATTAAGGGCTGTCGGTACAAAAGATAAAAAAGCTGGAGTTGAAACTGTAGCTGGAAACAAAATAGATTTAGAAAATACACAAAATGCTTTAGTCGAAGCTTCTAAGACAAACGACTTGTTTAATGCTGTTGCTGCATCTGGAGGAGAAACAACACAAATAATAAAAGAATTAGCTGCACAGGTTAAAGGACGTAATGTTAAAAAATTAGTTGAAGCTAATTTAGAAAGAATACAAGATGCATTGCAATTAGAACAAGCACCTTTATTTAAAAGATCTGAAGCTGTAGATATTATGCAAGAGATAGATAAGAAGAAGATGGATAAATTAAAGCAAATAGAAAATGAGTCTCAGCAAGTGACGTTTAAACAAGAAGATATAGAAGTTCTGAAAGAAGAGCCAAAATTTAAAGAAGAATTTGAACAGTTAGAAGAACCACAACAAGAAAGCGTAACTAAACAATTAAAAAATAAAGGTAAAGTTACTAGCAATCCAAGCAATATAACTGGCAAAGCCTTACCTCCTTTAGTAACTAATCCAAAAGCAAGAGTATTTCCAGAATACTTTGAAGGTTCAGATCAAAAATTATTATTTAATGCGGTAGATAGTAAAGGTAAAGTAGATAGGTTAAGCAACTTTGAATTACAAGATGCAGTAACAAGAACAGAAAGGTTTAGGTTAACGTCAAAACAAATAAGCAATATACAAGCTAAGAAGCCAAAATATGAAAAAGCAAATGCAGTATATGAAGAGTTAGATAAACAAATTAATGACTTACTTTCTGGCAAAGGTAAGCAAGGCAAACTTATCGAATTAGATCCAGATGCTGCTGAAACAGAGCTAGATAAGTTAATGGCAGCAAGAGAGGCTGCTGATATAGAACGTGCAAAATATGTAGATGGACGACTTGATCTTCACTCTAAACATATGTCATTAGTTAATGCTTTAAAAAATAGAGAAGCAGAGCCAGTAGCTAACAACTTAAGAGAAGAATCAATAGCAAATAGAGAAGAAAAGAAACAAAATAAAGAGATAGAAGAACTAAAAGAAGCTATTGATTTTAAGAAAAAAAGAGGAGATTACAAAACTAAAAAAGGTTACAACCTTGATGAAGCACATAAGATTGATAATTTTACATTTACTCAATATGGTGTAGAGCTTGAAGGCTTAGTTGATAATCAAGGAAAAGGATATAATCGTTTTTACTTTGGCAAACCTTCTCCTAGATACAACTCTGAAGTTATAGATTTTATAAGTGATTTAGATATAGCTATATATACAGTTGCTAAACAAATAGCAAATGGTTCATCCAAGAAAAGTAAATCGCATTATAAATATGTGGACTTGTTAAACGATTTAGGTTTAACAAATAACCAGATAATGACTAGATACCAAGAAATAATTACAGAATTAAAGTCTGGCAACCTTACTATTGAACCTCCAGAAAATTATTTCTCCAGTAAATTACTTCGTGTTCTTTCAGACTTAGATACTGAAATGAAGGATATAGATGGAAGATATAGTTACGAAATAGATCCAGAAGATATTGTTTCTGGAAGAGTAGATAAAGCTAAAAAAGATTTAGATAATAAAATTAACCAAGAATATAGAGATGTTAATAACCCTAAGAAACCTACAGAGGGAGATCTTTTAGAACCAAGAGATGGCGATTACTATGAACTTATTGAACCACAAGGAGGGGAGCTAGGATCTGATGAAATTTATTTAACTTTAGCTGGTTATCAAAGATCTAAAGTACAAGGCTTAATGCAAGAGATAGAAAAAATATCTGGTATAGATTTTAAATTAGTTTCTGATCCTATCGTTGGTGTAGCTGGGCCAAAGGCTGCAAAAGAATATGGTGTTGCTGTAGGTACAAAAATGCCAGCAAGAGGTTTTTATAGATCTGGTGAAGATCCAGTAAAAGATTTAATAGTCGTATCAATGATACATGGACAAGATTTTGTATCATTTGGATCTCTTAGTGAGACTGCATACCATGAAGCGTTCCATAGATTATTTAACAGATACTTTACTAAGCAAGAAAAAGCATTACTTGAAGGTGCATTGCCACAGTTAAGAGAGCTTGCTGCTCTTACAAAACCAAAAATGCATGACAAGATCTTTGGTTTAAATGGTAAAAAACCATTAGGTATGGAAGAAGTTATATCAGTAGCAGCATCAGGCTATAAATCTGCTAAATCTTTATACGAAAAGAAAATTGGTAAATGGGGCAAAGTTTTAGACAAGATTGAAAACATGGTTATAAGAGTTAAGAATTTCTTACAAGGAAAAGGATTTCAAACATGGCAAGATTTATTTGATGATTCGTTTTCAGGAAAAATACAATCAAGGGGTTTAGCTGTACAAGAAGGAAACATAAAAGATAGTCCAATAGAAACTACTATGTTTGAAACAGATCCTGTTGAGTTAAATAATTTATTTAAAGATAACCTAGAAGCTTTAACTGATGGCAGTATTTCTCTCGAAGAGATGATGTCTAATGTTTTACGTCCTTTAGTAAATAGAAAGTGGGAAACAAAGGCTACAAAGTATTTTGTACCAACTACAAATACAGAATTTATTGCAGCAAATAAAGCAATTAATCAAGCTATGGACAAAACAGTTGATGCCTTGATGACACCTAATGCAGAGTTTCCAGAGATACCAGCAGTCAAGTTAAGTGAATTAAATAAATTAGCAATGCAATTAATAGATGATGTTGATGGCAATGTAGATGAAGTTATAAAAATATTTAGACAGGCTACTAAAGGCGACATGATGGCTATGAAAGATTTATCTTCTTTTGCTGCTGTTCGTTTAATGAGAGATGGCACTACAGATATGTATGCTGTTGCTGCTAAAAACTATGAAGCAGATCCTTCTCCACAAAATGCACAATTCTTGATTGCAACATTTGAAAACTCAGCAAAATTAAACAATGCTTACGCTACATGGGGCAGAGCATCTGGACAAAGATTACAGATGATGGGTAGGGAAGTAGATTTTAATGGCGAACAGATAACTATAAACGTAATGAGTCCAGAAAAAAATATAACAATGAAAGGAGAAATTGGATCTGTACAAGATGCAATGAGTAATGGATTAAAAGAAACGGATGAAGGATTAGGTTCTGGTGCTTACTTTACTTCTGATATAAAACCTAGTTCTGTAGCTGGAGATAATGTTCTTACTGGAGATCTAAAAGATACAAACATTGCTGACTTAGTAGAGGCTGGTGTTGGATTAAAACAGATATTACAGGATAGAGGAGTTAATGTTAACTTCAATCAATCTTTAAATAAGACACAAAAGAAAGCAATTAATGAATATATTGCAGAACTAGGAGTAGATGGTATTAGGTTAAAGGGATCAGACTTAGGGCTTGATGGAGATATTATATATATTCCAGAAATAAACAAAGCAAATAAAATTATTGGTTCTAAAGCCGAAATGACTCCAGAGGCAGAACGTCCTATTGGATTAAACAGAGAAACTTTTGAAGGAAGTTTAGCTCAAGGAACTAATATTCTTAAAAAAGTTTTAGATGAAGATACTTACGAAAGTATTTTTAGTGGAGAACCTAACGATAGAGCAAGAGAAGTTTTACAGCTATTAGCAGAAGTAAATCCATACCTTAACGATAAAGTTAATGGTACAAGAATTATGAGGCATTTAAACAAGACTTTTGAGCAATATCCAAAAGGTTCAATGACTCAACAAAACCTTGTTTCAGCATTTAGAAACTCTATATTCTTAGGAGTAAAAACTTTTATGAGAGTTGCTGTTGGTAATAATGTAAGAGCAGTTTTACTTCCTTTACAAAAAAATGCTGGTGCAAGGATTGGAGGTATTGGTAGAAATCTTAATGACTATGAAAGGACTGCTATGGATGTAAGAGAGCAGTTACAAGGATTGTTTGGACATAGAGGATATTTAAGATCTCAGTCACATTTAATGCAAGCTATTTATTTAGCAATGCAATCTTTCAAACATAATACAAACTTTGGAAATATTGGTAAAGGTCAGTTTGAAGGTGGAAAGTTTGCTGGTAATAATGGAATGAAATTATTTAAAGTCGAAAATCAGGCTGACTTACCTTTTGATTATCAACCACATAAATCTCAATTACTTAAAGAACAACCAAAAGGAAATGAGTATTGGTTAAATCCAGACAACAATGGCATGGCTTTATTCATGCATAGAGTAAAAAGTACCTTTGGCAATTTCAGTAGCAGAATGTTTGGAAGCTTAGATACTTTAATAACTACTGGTACAGCTATAGCTCAAGAAGAAATAAGACATATGGAAATGATTTTAATGGATATGTATTCAAGAGGAATAGATATAACAACAAAAAATGCATTAGATAAGGCAAGCCTAGAAGCAAAAGAATTAACTAGAAAATCTATGCTAGATGTTGAAATGGCAAATGGAGATGTAGTTGAAGGTGGTTTCTTTAGTTCAGAAAACATGAGACAAACTTCTGAATATTTAACTTTTACAGACGACATCAATATAAAAAGAAATAAGAGAACTAGAGAATATGGGATGAGAAGAGCACAGGAGGCAGGGATTACAGATCCTATGGAGCAAATGGAATACGTCAATCAATACTTAAAACTACCTGATGCTGTTACTAATAAAGATGGAATGAATCAAGCCAATGAAATGGTATCTGGAGGAGCTAGAGAATCACAACCTGTAGGTGCTTACGTTGATGCTAAGAATCCAAATCAAATTAGTAGTTTACCGACAAACCTTACTAACCTACCCGCAAATATAGTTGGTGCAATTACAGATCGTTTACCTATAACTGGTGCTATTTTCCCTGTTAACAGAACTCCTAACAATATTATTAAAGGTGTTTTAAGAATGTTACCAGCAGCTAACGGAATGGTAGATAGCTATTGGAGAGATATAAATTCTGAAGATTTATTTGTAAGAGAAAATGCAATAGGAGAGATGGTTACTGGTATGACTTTTGCTGGAATGGGAACTACTCTTCTTGCCTCTGGAGCAATAGACGTACAGGCAGGGTATGGCTTTAATAGAAAGAAAAGACAAATGTATATAGATCAAAAGCGTCCAGCATGGAGTATAAGATTTAAAAAGTTTGATGGTACTTATAGCGAATGGTTTAGTTTAGAAGCTTTCGATACGTTTGGAACAATACTAGGCATCTCAGCTAACTTCAGAGAAAATTTAAACACTATGCCTATTGAGCAATTTATAAAACCAAAGGATTTAAATTATTCAAAAATAGATAGAAACGATACTCTTAGTGCAGAGCAAACATCAGAAGCTTATGAGATAAATCAAGACGTTGCAATACTGGCTTCTGCTCATGCAATCAGACTTGCTAAAGCTGTCATGTACACAGCTAAAGATACAGCGTTACAGCAGATAGATAAGGGATTATTTAAAAGTTTAAATGACATACAAAGATTAATGGCTGACTTTTTGCAAGGAGATAGCGTTATGAATAACTATGTAGTTGGTAGTCGTGGTCGTGTTTCTGACTTTGCAAGAAGAACTATGTTTGGATATGTACCACAGATAGCAAGAGATCTACGAGTTGGTATAGATAACAAAAGAAGAATAGCCCCTAATAGTACTAGCGAAAATCCTGTTTGGGCTTTTGTTGAAAATTTCTGGCATCAACTAGGAACACAATTACCAGTAACATCTTTAGGTTATACGATTGATATAGATGAAATAACTGGACAACCAAAGACTTACGCTAGTTCTTATAACTGGGAATCTATATCTAGTCCTATCCATAGAGCATTGTTATCAACATTAAATCCTTTAGAAGTATTTAAACCAACTCAAGAAAAGGATTACGGAATAGCTGGTGTGATTTATAATGAGTTAAACAGGCTACATGGTAAAGGTGCTTACCCTCGTTTTATTGGTAGGAACTTTTTAAATACAGCTAGTGGATCAAAACTAGATGATGTTCAATTTAATAGAGTGAAAGAAATCTTTGCGACTGAAGTAATGCTAGATATTGTTGGTGCTGGGCGACCAATGAATTTTTCTGAAGCGTTGCATTATCTAATAACTCAAAACGAAAACTATCTTTTAGAAAGAGATGTAGACCCTAGCAAGATAGCAACTTCTAAAACAAGAGCTAAAGGCAATACAGGAGAAAATTTCCAATTCCCAGAAAGAATATCAGATAAAAGAATGTTGAGAAAATTACAATTAATTATGAATGTTGCAAATGCATACAAGAAAGAAACTAAGAAGAAATATCTTAACGAAATTGGAGAAGGTGCTAACGGAAGTACGCAACAAGAACTATCTCTTAACGAATACGAGCAAAGAAAACTTGCAACTATTAACAGAGATAGCGAGCCAGTTTATGGTGTGGGTGTTAATCTTAATGAATGGAGGGAAATTATTAATTCCTAGTTATGCCTTTTGCTAATTTTACTGGTACTGGAGATGGTTCAACCAAGCAATTTTCTATACCTTTTCCGTATGTATTAAAAGATCATATAGTTGTTGCACTTGCTAATGTAGCTAACACTAACTTTACTTTTGTAAATGATACAACTATTGAATTTAGTTCTATTAGTTCAGCTACCTCTACCCAAGAAACTACTGGAGCACCTAAGTCTGGAGTAGTAATTGAAATCAGTAGAGATACTCCACTAACAAATGCTCTTGTTGACTTTGTTGATGGCTCTACTTTAACTGCTGGCGACCTCGATACTGCTGTATTGCAGTTACTGTATGGAATACAAGAAGCAAAGGATGAAGCTGCTCTTGGTATTCAAAATACACCGCAAGGACAAGACGCACAGAGCAAACCTATAATCAATGTTTCAGATCCTACCAATGCTCAAGATGCAGTAACTAAAGCGTTTTTAGAAAGAGTCGGTAGTATTTCTTCAACACAAATTCTTGATGGAACTATTGTTAATGCGGAT